ATATCGCTGCCGAGATAATAATGGGCTCCACAACTTTCGCGAAAAGGAGAGTTCACAAAGCTCTTCTTTTCGTTAATGCGAAAGCCGTAAAAGCTCATCATCTCTGCAAAGACGTGAAAGGCTGAAGATGGCAGTATTACGTCATCCCCGTAAGCGTTTACACGCTCGCGAGAACCAACATATTCAGAGCAGCATTTTGCAACTGCATAGAATATGAGGGTTTCCAGTTCAAATGTGTATCCGTTCCCCATACTGGAGAACTTCTCCCATTTGTACTGTTTGCCTTTCAAAAGTCCAAAAGGTGATCGACATGATTCCATAATACTAAACCATCTACGAGGTAGTAACTCCTCTACGACGGAATAGGCTATAGAATCGCTCGCCGAAGAAAGATCCACAGTTGCAAGCTCGTTTGTAATACTACCAACACGAGCAAGCTCCTGATTCACATTCTGACGCGAGAGGTCGACACCCCACCTAATGAGACGCCGCCTAACCATATCACCAATCGATTTCTGGAACCAAAGGTTCATTCCAGGCTCGATGGCGATAACTCGGTTAGTCGACGAATCTTTAGGGACGGTCACCACTTTATTACCGGTTTGATAGGTTGGAAAACCTACCGAAACCAAATGAGAATACCAGTTGGGATAAGCTCCAGCTAGTACCTCATCGGTAACAAGGGCGTGTAGATCTCGTGTTATCCCAGTCTCTGACTGGAACTTATTGGTAGCACTGGCATCTCTTCGCTTTATCAGCGTTGAGGCACCAGGACCCCAATCAGGTGAAGAGAAAATTTCTTCCGCCTCATAATCTCCAAGGATAAGTTCGATTTTTCGCTTAATTGCACTATGCAATTTAGCGGTCCGACCTTCATAGAAGGAAGGACTCGTTCTAGTCCTAAAAAGATTATTTGTACCTTTGCAAAGAAGTTCGAATTCCATGAACTTCTTAAAAGCAGCTTCATCCAAGTCTTCGTCCAAAGAAAAATCTTTGTACTTAGACAAGAATTTAGTTGCAGCATAGGCATCTCGACAGCTGACCATATCACTATAGTCAGCCGGATTGAACGAGAGTTTAGCTAATTGTGAATGCTCATTATGTTTCCATAATAAGTAACACGTTAGCGCTCTTGGACAATCGAGAGCTTCGAAGAAATCCTCGACAACTGCAGGATTGAATCCTGAAGGCACACGGTAGCTGACCAAGTCCTTTACGAACTTGGAACCATACTTCTTAGAAGACATGGTAATCCCTTTCCTAAT